AATTCAACGTTGCTATTTTATATATTAGACGATCGGGAAATTGGCTGATCGTACTATAGCTAAAAGCACAAATAGGAGAATATAATGGGTATTGATTTAGCAAAAATGAAAGAAAAGCGCGATGCTTTAGAAAATCGCGGCAACGGCCAAAGCGTCTTTTGGCGCCCTGAGGACGGTGAACAAACGATTCGTATTGTTCCCACTTCTGATGGAGATCCGTTTAGGGAATATTGGTTTCATTACAATTTAGGAAAGAATCCTGGATTTTTGAGTCCGAAGAGGAATTTTGGCGATGAGGATCCATTGAATGATTTTGTTCGTCAACTATATAAAGAAGGCTCTGATGAGTCTATTAGAATGGCCAAAGACCTGTCTGCACGACAGCGTTTCTTTGCTCCGGTTCTTGTTCGCGGCGAGGAAGATAAGGGTGTGCGATTGTGGGGATTTGGTAAGACTGCTTACAAGGAACTTCTTAATTTGGTGCTTAATCCTGAATATGGTGATATCACTGATACCAATGAAGGTACTGATTTGACTATCAATTATGGTAAGCCTCCAGGAGCGCAGTTTCCGCAAACGACTATTACGCCCCGTCGTAAACCGTCTCCTTTGGCTGATACTGAGGAAAAGATTACGGAGGCGTTGAACCAAATTCCTGATTTTGATTCAGTCTTTGAGCGCAAAACACCACAGCAAGTTCAGACCATGCTGGATGAGTTTCTACTCAGCGAAGATGATGCAGAAGATGTATCGTCCGAGACCACAAAATACAGCAGTGACTCGAACACTAGTGCTGTTGACAAGGCTTTTGCTGAGTTGTTGTCGTAGTCCCCCCGTCGCGAACACTCCAGTTCGCGACAACCGCAGGGAGGCCTGGGTTTACAGAGGCCTCACTTATTAACAAAATTCAGTAGTGTAAAAAGAGGGGCCATGGCACGAAAATCAAAAAAACTAGGAAGGCTAAGCATTGCTGAAATGAGAAATCTCATTAATAAAAAAGCAGGAATGGAAGTCGCCTATGATCTAACAAAGGACAGCCCCAACCAAGTTAAGGAATGGGTGCCTACTGGTTCTCGTTGGCTTGATAGTATTGTTTGTCGTGGCCACTTGGCAGGAATCCCAATGGGTAAAATTATTGAGATTGCTGGTTTGGAGGGTTCTGGCAAATCTTATATGGCCGCTCAAATTGCAGCAAATGCCCAAAAAATGGGAATTACTGTTGTGTATTTTGATTCTGAATCAGCCATCGATACTAATTTTCTTGCCGATTCTGGCTGTGATATCAACGAGATGTTGTACCTCCAGCCACCAAATGTAGAATATGTCTTAGAGACAATCGAGGAACTATTAGGATCTAATGATAATAAAATGCTGTTTATATGGGATTCACTGGCTCTTACTCCTTCTGTTAGCGATGTAGAGGGAGACTTTAATCCTCAATCTTCCATGGCTGTTAAGCCAAGAATTTTGGCCAAAGGCATGTCTAAATTGACAATGCCGATAGCTGCCTCTGGGTCGACTTTTTTGGTGTTGAACCAACTTAAAACCAATATCACCAACAATATATCAGAAGCGATGACAACGCCTTATGTTACTCCAGGCGGGAAAGCAATGCATTATGCTTATTCTTTACGTATCTGGTTAACAAAGCGCAAAGCGAAAGCTTCTTTTATTTTAGACGATAATGGGTACAAAATCGGATCTGAGGTCAAGGCAACACTAAAGAAAAGCCGTTTTGGCACAGAAGGCCGCCAATGCACATTTAAAATTCTTTGGGGGACAGCAGATGTTGGGGTACAAGATGAAGAGAGCTGGTTCGAAGCAATTAAAAGTTCGGATAATTTAGTACAAGCGGGCGCCTGGTATAGTCTTGTTTACAAAGACGGTACAACTGAAAAATTTCAAGCAGCCAAATGGAAAGAAAAACTACAAGATGAAAAATTTCGAAATCGAGTGCTTCAAGTAATGGACGAAGAGATTATTATGCGCTTTGACAAAAGAGAAGGAAAAGCAAAGGAATTCTACGATATTGAATAAGAATTAATTTATACTACTGGTTGTAACACTATAAAGAATGTATAAGTTATAAACTACTTATTATGGTGGAGGGCACGTATATGCATGATTTGAAACGTTTAGTTAAAGAATACTTAGATGACACACTTTGGGAAGCAGAGTGCGTCTTACGATCAGACAGGAGTAAGAACATCACGATCATTACTGATAATCTACGTGGTGTATGTGGCATAACGGTGGTTACGGTTATAGGACCCGCCGAACCAGTTGGCTCAACAGTTGAGCGCTCAATTTTAAAAATTAAATTTTTTAGATCAGAACCCACGGTTGCGCAGCAATTAAAAAGAATGTCTATAGATGCTCGAAAGATCGACGGTATATATTCGTTCATTCCACTCCGCACAAAGAAAGTAATTAGTAGAATTTATCATCCTCGATAACGACAAGAGAGAAAGAATGAGTGAAAAAAACAAAAAAAGAGTATTAATCATTGACCAATTAAATCTTTTTTATCGGAATTACATTGTAAATCCTAGTCTATCAGTCAATGGCGCCCCAATTGGTGGCTTGAAGGGGTGTTTTCAAAGTATACAAAAGATCTCCAGAGAGTCTAAGCCAGATTTAATTATTATTTGCTGGGATGGAGAAGGCGGCTCAGCTAAGCGCAAACTTATGAAAAAGGACTACAAAGCTGGACGGAAGCCGATTAGATTAAATCGTGATATACGGAACATGTCGGAAGACCAAGAGACTGAAAATAAAATTTGGCAGCAAACTAGATTGATTGAGTATTATAATCAAACACCAATCATACAATTTATGTTTAAGAATACAGAAGCGGATGATATTATTGCTTATCTTACACAGATAAAAGAACTTGAAGACGCCGAAAAGCTTATTATTTCTAGTGATAAAGACTTCTTTCAGCTCTTGGATGCCAAGACTGTACAATATCGACCAGTACAAAAAGAAGTGCTGAATCAAAAGATTATTCTTGAAAAATTTAATGTACATCCAGTTAATTTTGCCATGGCCCGGGCCTTGGAAGGTGATAAATCTGATAATATTGAAGGCGTCGAGGGTCTGGGCCTCAAGACCATAGCAAAGCGCTTTCCTTTTTTGAGAGAAGAGAAGCCGGCAACTTTTATAGACATGTTAAGCTACTGTAAGAAACAATTACAAGAAACAAATGTTAAAGCATACCAAAAAGTTTTAGATAGTGAAGGTCTCTTTAAAAGAAACTACCACATGATGCAACTTTATAGTCCTAGTCTCGGCATCGAGGCCAAGAAGACAGTTCGTGATACAATTAAAGATCCCGATATGTCTTTTAACAAAACAGGCTTGATTAAAATGATGATGAAGGATGGCTTTGGCGAGGTCAATTTTATTGATCTTTTTCAGCACTTTAATAGAATCTCCATAGACAATCGATAGATTGTATCTAAAATGTTATTATTGGAGAACAATATGACTAAAGAACTTGGCTTTTCAAGATATGGGAAGCAGTTTCAAGAATCTCTGGCACAGATGATTCTTGAAGACCGACCATTTGCAGATCAAATCGAAGAGGTAATCGACATTCGATTCTTTGAATTGAATTACCTTCGTGTTTTCATATCAAAAATCTATGATTATCGTAAGAAATACGGCGTGCATCCCACTAAGAAGATCCTTGCTACGATCTTAAGAACGGAGCTTGAAAATTTTAATGATTCTACACAAAAACAAGTAAGAGACTATTTTGCTAGAACTTGTATCAAAAGTGTCGACGATAACCAATATATTAAAGATACTAGTTTAGATTTTTGTAAGAAACAAAAATTAAAAGAAGCCTTAATGCAATCAGTTGATTTAATCCAAAGTTCATCGTATGACGAAGTGCGTAAGGTTATCGATACTGCACTTAAACTTGGTACTGATAACAATTTTGGTCATGATTTTTTAAGAGACTTTGAGTTACGATATGAGGTTAAAGCCAGAAACCCGGTTTCTACTGGGTGGGAGAAGATTGA